ATCTTGGCCGATCAGAAGAAGTAACAATCAAAAAATCTAAATGGAACGGTTCTTTCCTCGGTTCCGTAAACGAAATATTCAACTAAGGTAGGTATAAAATAATGAGCAATGAAACATTAGAAAAAGCCGTAAACGCTGGTACTCAGTTATCAACAGGATTCGGCTCCGCAACTGGTGGAACAGGAGTACACGTAGCTTCAGAAAATGGCAACGGCGGACTTCTTAACCCAGAACAGTCTGCTCGCTTCCTTGATTATATGTTCGACGCAACCGTTATCGGTAAGGTCGCACGTACAGTTCGTATGAAGTCAGACACAGCCGAGATTGACCGTATGTCCGTTGGTGAGAAGCTTATGAAGCTTGCAACCGAGGCAGACAACACCGCAACAAACAGTGGTGTAACTTTCTCAAAAATCTCTTTAACAACAAAGAAACTCCGCATGGACTGGGAGCTTTCAACAGAATCTCTAGAAGATAACATCGAAGGTGCAGATCTAGAAGATCACATTGCACGTTTGATGGCAACACAGGCAGGAAACGACATCGAAGATGTTCTTCTTAACGGTGACACAGCTCTTTCAGGAGACGCACTTTACAAGTCATTTGATGGCGTTGTAAAGAAGGCAAAGGCATCAGGTCGTGTCGTAGACGCAGCTGGCGCTGGAGTTTCTCGTGAAGTATTCAACAAGGCACTTAAGGCTATGCCACGTAAGTACAAGCAACGTCGTGGAGACCTTCGCTTCCTTGCTGGATCAAACTTGATTCAAGATTTCCTATATGCTAACAGCATTGGAACAAACCAAACAATTCCACAAGATATCGCTTCAAGCGTTATCCGTGGTGGAGTTGCACCACTAGGTGGACCTGCAGGATATGTGGCACCATTCGCATTCGGTATTCCGATTGTTGAAGTTCCACTTCTTTCAGAGACACAAACTGGAACACAATCAGGAGCATCAGGCTCACACGGAGATATCCACTTGACATTCCCAAATAACGTAGTTATTGGTATCAAGCGTGATGTAACTGTCTACCGCTTCTTCCAGCCACGTAAGGACACAATTGAGTACACAATGTATACTCGTGTTGGCGTTCAGATCGAGCAGGCAGACGCTTGGGTAGTTGTAAAGAACGTTAAGGTTGCTTCTTAATTAATTTAAGATAAAACCCCCGAAAGGCCCCTAATTAATTTTAGGGGCTTTTCATTTTAATTTATCAATGCTATAATTAAAGGACCTAACAAAGGAGAATATATGTCATTTGAGACATTGAAAGTAGCAGAACTCAGAAAAGTTGCAGAGGACTTTGCAGTTGATACTGATGGAATTAAGAGTAAGGCAGATATTGTTGCCGCCCTTGCAGAAGAGGGAGTCACATGGTCTGTTTATCAAAAAACAATTAAAGATATTGAAGACGCCACAGACGAATTCAGCGAAAACGCAGAAGAGATTCTGCCTAGATTTAATCCAGATGCTCAGCCAGAAGATACGGTTCTAGTTAGAATGACTAGAGAAAATTTTAGGTATGATATACAAGGATTTACATTCACAAAAGAGCACCCATTTGTTGCAATGACAGAAGAAGATGCTCAAGAAATTTTTGACAAGGAGGAGGGTTTCCGCTTAGCAACTCCAAAGGAAGTTCAGGAGTACTACGCTTAACCTTTATTAAATGGAAATTCTAGTAGGTTCAAATTCACCAATAACACATAAGGTGTTTTGGCAGGGACAGCTAACTGATTCAGATAGCCTTCCAGTTGTAAGACTATATGACATTACAGAAGATCCAGGAGTATCTCCAGCAATTAATCCTGCCACGATACTTTCAACATTAACCCCTGTCAAGTCAGAAGTAGATGCAGGAACGTATATTGTATATATTCCTTTAGCCTACACAGACAGACAAAGACAATTAAAATTAAGCTGGACATATTCAGTTGGCGGAACCTCTACACAAAAAGATAATAAAATATTTGTGCAGACCCCGTATACCGATATGAGCCAGGCAATCGAATCTTTAGGATTGGGGTCTGATTATTCAGATCCTAACACTAAGTCATATGCCGAATTGGCAAACGCTGAAAGATATGCAAGAAAACTTATTGAGGCTTACACAAGGCAGCAATTCTTTTTATATGATGATATTCAAACTGCGTATGGCTCAGGATCCGATGTGCTTCCACTTCCATACAAAATATCAACCTTATACAAACTATATCAAAACGACATCCTGCTACTAGACACATTAAATTCAGTTAATAATTGGAATTTTAATACAGTAATTTCTGAAAGCGGATTTGGCATAAGAGTTAACAGGGCCAACATGCTAGACAATACGGTATATATAGCAAACGGAATGGTCCCTCCAACTATAAGTGATACGTGGGGTGGATCCTTTAATACAGGTGGAACATATCGTGTGCAAGGTAAATTTGGATGGAAAGAAGTTCCAGATGAGGTTGATCTTGCATGTATTGAATTAATGAAAGATTATTTTTCAAAAGACAAGGTCTGGCGTAATAAGTATATGAAGTCAATACAGACATTTGACTGGAAATTTGAGTACAATTCGGGGGTATATTCAGGAACGGGTAATCTCTATGCAGATCAATTACTTCTCCCATATGTTCTCAATCAAATGGTTGTTATATAATGTATGCTCTTGTTGACTCGATACTCCCAATGTTTATGGATGTCTATAAGCCAGTTGATTCGCAGGATCCAGATACAGGCTCAATAAAAAAAGAATGGCAATATGACAGAACTGTATCCTGTAGCGCAAAGGGCAACATAAGCAACTCTGCTTCAAGCATTACTAAAGACGGACAAAAGTTTTCCAATAAGTATACTAATGAAGAAGTGTTACAGATTAGAACATCAGAGCAAGTAACATTAAGAGAAAAAATTACAAACATTAGAGACCATGATGGCAACACTATATGGGAAGAATTAAATTTTCCAACCAACACTCCTACAGTTTTTGAGGTAATAGGAACAACTCCAATGACAGACCCGTTCGGCGGCACAGTGGGATATAACTCTACTGTCAAGAGATCGGAAAACCAGACAATTGGACAATAGTACACTATTAGTTACGGCAGCCAGCGGTCTACAAAAAGGTATGTCTGGCACTAGCGGAACTATTTTGAAGGATAGCACAGTAGCCCAAATATCTGCTGCGATATATTATCAAGCTCAAGTTGTGTCTAGACTAACAACAAGTAAAGCATTTGAAAAGAAATTTCAATCTGTTATATTTAAACAGATAGATCAAGACTTTGGGCTATATGTAGATTCTCAGTCAAGAATAAATCCTAAGTCATTACACCACGTGTACGAGTGGAATAAAGTCGGAAATAAAGGATCTAGGCTATTTAAATTAAACGTATTATCAACAGACGGTCTTTCATTTAAAATTGCCTCTAGTTTCTTGCCATCTAAGTCAGCAGTGCCTAATGAATTTGGAAGTAGAAAACACGTATTTATTAGTAAAGCTTCTGTGATGGAAGCTGGAATGCCTCTAGTAATCCGCCCTAGGTTCGCAGAGCGCCTAGTATTTGAAACTAGTACTGGCGTAGTCTACATGCCTAAAGGCGCCTCTGTGACCGTTACAAGGCCAGGAGGAGGCAAGGCAACAGGAAGATTCCGAATCGCCTATGCACAATTCTTTACAGGTAATCTAGTAAGTTTGTCAATTAAAAAATCTGGATTTCAACAAATATTTAATTCATCATTAACTAAAGCAATGAAGGTTCCAGGTGACGTAAGAAAAGTTAAATATTCATTTAGCCCTAATGCATTAAGAACGCAGGCAGACTCAGCAGTAGAATTAGCATTTGGAGGGGTATCATGACAGATTATAAAGCAGACGTAATGATTGATTTAAGAAAGTTCCTGTGGAGCCAATTAAAGTCAAATAACATTTTTGAACAAACTGACTACTATTCAGATAATATAGGGGAAGAGATTATCCCAATTATTCCTGTACAGCAATCTCCAGAATTAAATCAATTCTTGAGCGGAAAGAAACACATAGTCTATGACAAGATCGGTTTATCCTATGAGGAAAACTGGGCTATATGCTGTGAGCAAATTCTATTTACCATCTACTCAACAGATGTTTCAGAGATTAATGAGATTAGAAACTTAATGACGGACCTATTTAGAAGAATGGATGAGTCCGCTAGGGATGCAAATGCCTACTCTGGCATATCTAAAAAGTTTAAATTCTTTAGTATATTTGTGGCGGATATTTCCCCAACGGCTCCATCAGAAGAGTTGGCAGGTTTCCTGTCCGCAGATGTGATCCTTGAGGTCAAATACGCAAGACATATAGACACAGCTGGCCGATTCCTGTAATTTGCCTTTGGGCGAATTATACTCTATTATTGTACATAGAGGAAAGGCCTAGCCAGCCAAGATTTAATGATTTACAATTATATATATATATTTTGAAAACAGGAGGTACGAAATAATGGCATTTAACTCAGCCAAAAATATTCTTGTAGGAGCTTCACCGCTCTACATTTCAACAAGCGATTCAACAGTAACTGGATATAAGGAAAACCTTTTAGACAGAGCAACTGGTGGAATTTCTTTCACAGCAAGAACAAAAGCAGCAGCAGCTCTAGACGCATCTACAGATGTTCGTAACGTAGGATTTACAAACAATGGTCTTCAGATCACTTACAATCCAACTTACGATTCAGTAACAGTGGATCAGCTTCTAGATACAGCAAAGCTTTTCAAGTCTGCTATGGAGGTTATGATTGCAACTGAAATGTCCGAAGGTACACTAGAAAACGTTCTAGTAGTATTCGGTCAAGGAGGAGCAACACTAACCAAGCAAGGAGCAGCAGGTGCTGCAACAGATGATTACCCAACAAAGGGTGCAACTGGAGCAGATGACAAGACCCTTACATTGGGACTTGAGGCAGGATCACTTGGTATTGCCCCAACAGAGCGTCAGCTATTTGCAATTGGTCAAGCACCAACAGTAGCAACTACAACAACAGGAGAAGCAGACGCAACAACAGAGCGTGTATATTATGCACGTCGTGTTTTGTCAGTACAACAGTCACAATTCTCACTTGCACGTAACGCAGCAACAACTTTCCCAGTAACATTCCGTCTTCTTCCAGACGCTAACTATAGCGGCTCAGAATACGGTAAGATTATTGACCGAGTTCTAGCTTAAATAATTAAATAGGAAAAGCCCCCTTTTTGGGGGCTTTTTCATTTGTGCTGATAATCTGTATATGTTATAATAATTAAGACTAGATCCTAGGAGGATTAAATTGGCAACAACAGTATATAGCGTAGAAGAACTAACGCTTCAGAATGGCTCAACAGTTAAGTTGAAGCCATTAAGCATTAAAGAGCTAAGAAAATTTATGCTCGTATTACAGGCAGCAAGCGATTCAACTACAGAAGATCAAACACTTAATGTGTTAATTGATGCGGTTGCAGTAGCACTTGAAAAACAACTACCAGACTTGGTAGCAGATAGAGATGCACTAGAAGATGCACTTGACGTCCCCACAATCAATCGTATACTTGAAGTATGCGGTGGGATTAAGATGGACGACCCAAACCTTCTAGCGGCAGCGGTTCTGGCTGGTCAGAACTAGATTTAGCCGCTTTAGAGGGTGAAGTATTTCTTCTGGGACACTGGAAGAATTACGAAGAACTAGAAGAAAGTCTTTCAATGCCAGAACTTATTCAAACATTGAAATCTTTTAAGAAACAAAAGTCGGAAGACAGAAAGTTTACGGCAAGTCTTAAGGGAATAGATTTAGATGTAGATGAGGAAGACTCCGAACCACAGGCAAAAACTTTTGACGATGTTAAAAGAAAAGCCCTAGGCATAGAAGCTTCAGGTGATGATATAGTTTCCCTACAAGGAAGCTTAGCAGCACAAGCAGGGTTTGGAATTGGAGCAGGTCTAGGCTACACAAAGGAGTAATGTAAAGATAAATGGCTGATGAAAATATTGTAACTAATATAGTTGCTAATGCAGATTTCTCAGGTCTTATTGCAGATGTCAATAAGGTTGCAGCCTCTCTTTCAAAACTTCAAGCACAAATAATTCAATCGGACGCAAGGCTTGCAAGTCAAGTAGCGACGATGAACAGATCCTTTGGTGAAAACCTAAGAAGAACTGGTCAGTTTGCAACACACTTTGTTACTTTAACATCGGATGTTGAAAAGTTTGGCACCAACCTAGACAGGGGCCAAATGAAACTGAAGCAGTACTTTCAGACATTTAGTGAGCACACAAGGACGCAAGGCGGCTTAATCAGAGATCTTGCTAAGCAGCAAGTAGCATTACAAAATGCAATCATTCAGCCAATGGGTAAAAATGCTCAAGGGCTTATGCAATACAGCGTACATATTCCACAGGGTCTTGATGCTGTAAAAAACAAAACTGCTTTAGCAAGACAAGAACTACAGATTATGAACAAGGTTGTTCAAGACGGTGGAGTTCAGCTTATTAACTGGGGTAAAAATACTCAGTGGGCAGGTCGTCAGTTAACAGTAGGACTTACAGTACCTCTTGCGGCATTTGGTAAAGCTGCAGCAGATGCATTTAGAATGGCAGATGCAGAGTTAGTCAGACTTACAAAGGTATACGGCGGAGTAGCAGCAACATCCGCAGCAGATCTTGAAAAAGTAAGAAGAGAAGTTACTCAAACAGCTAAAGAGATTTCAAAAGCATACGGAGTTTCATTTAAAGATACAATTACTCTTGCCGCAGATATTGCAGCGACGGGCAAGCAAGGCGACGATCTTCTTAATTCTGTTAAAGAAACAAGTAGACTTGCCGTACTTGGAGAAGTAGATAGACAAGAAGCAATGAAGGCCACCCTGGCAATTCAAACTACATTTAAGCAAAATACAGATCAGCTTTCTGAATCTATTAACTTTCTCAACTCAGTTGAAAACCAAACATCAACAACTCTTAATGACCTAGTAGAAGCAATTCCAAAAGCGGGTCCAGTTATTCAAGGTTTAGGCGGAAGCGTACAGGACTTAGCATTGTATCTAACTGCAATGAAGGAAGGCGGAATTAATGCTTCAGAAGGAGCTAACGCTCTCAAATCAGCACTAGCATCTTTAATTAATCCTACAAAGGTAGCAAAAGAAAAGTTTTCTGAAATGGGAATTGACCTTGGCGGGATTGTAGCAAAAAATGCTGGAGATCTAACAGGAACACTTTTCGCTCTTCAAGCAGCACTAGATAACCTAGATCCACTACAAAAGCAACAGGCAATTGAACAGTTGTTTGGTAAGTTTCAGTTCTCTAGACTTAATGCTTTGTTTGCAAACCTAGGCAAGCAGGGAAGTCAGACCCTTCAGGTAATGGATTTAATGAAAGCAAGCTCTGAAGAGTTGTCACAGGTAGCAGGTCGAGAATTATCAATGGTAACAGAATCCGCTTCTGGAAAATACAAAAGAGCAGTAGAAGGCTTAAAGGCAGATCTTGCAGGAATTGGCGACGAGTTCCTAAAGATTCAAACATTCTTTATTAATATTGTAGATGGTATTATTAAGTTTATAAATAAATTGCCAGACCCAATTAAATCTTTGTTGACATTTGTTACAGGATTTACTGCAATCATCGGACCAGTAATTATGTTAACTGGTGTACTTGCCAACTTCTTTGGATATATAATTAAAGGAGCATCACACTTCAGGGCCTTGTTTAAGGGTGGAGAAGGATGGAAGATGCTTACGCCAGAAATTTTGGCAGCACAAAAAGCAGGATCACTTGTTGAGGCTACATTTTATAGTGATGCTCAAGCAGCCACAGTATTAAAAACTGCAATTGCAGGCCTCGTAACAGAATTTGAATTACTTCAATCTAAAGCTATGACGGGTGCAGTATCTGCAGCACCAACAATTTCAACCTTGGCGGGTAACGTTGTTAAGGGCAGCGGGGCAAGAGTTGTTGATCCAAATCACCCACTAATTAGCCCAGAAGATACAAGATCAATGTCTCATCTTAATCCAGTTGCTGGAATGACGATGGATCAAAAATCAACACAAACAATTTTCGGAGTAGTACCTGGGGCACCAAAAGTAAATCAAAAGATTGGAAATAATCCTCAGATGTATATGTCTGGTGATCTTCCAAAGATTCCAGGACTAACATCAATCGGAGGAGCTTCAACTGGTATTGTTGCAGCAGAAGCTGCAAAATGGCATGCAATGACAGGCGCACTTGCAATGCAATCGCAAGCAGAAATTGCTTTACTTAAAAAAGAAGTTGCCTCTACTGGGCTTATAACAGCATCCTTGTCCGACTCTTATCAAGCACTGCTTCCAACAATGACTAAGCTTACTGCAAATGCAGCAGCAGAATCTGCAGCAATTGTTGCACAGTTGCAGGCTGGCAAGCTAACAGTAGATCAAGCAAGAGCTAAGATTATTCAATTAAATGCTCAGGTAGAATCTATGATTGCACAGGCTTCTGTAGATATTGCGGGCCAACAAGGAAGAACAATAGGGCTAACAACAGTCCCTCTATTAAATCAGCCAGTTGTAAATGCCGCTGGCAAAACTAATATGAAAGAGCTTCTTCGCCCAGGAAGAACTAGAAGCCTTCTTAATAAAATTGCACAAGGTCTAGGTGTAAAAACATTTGGTGCTGGATACAGTACAGAAACAACTATACCTAAGAGATTAAATGCTGGAAATATTGTTCCAGGAACTGGAAATACAGACACAGTTCCAGCAATTCTTACTCCAGGTGAATTTGTTGTAAACAAAGAAGCCACAGCAGCAAATCTACCATTGCTTCAAGCAATTAACAATGGTCAGCAGTCTACTAACGGCGCATATAATTTGGGCGGAATGGTCCAGGCATTTTTAAAAATGACCCGTGGCGGCGGATCAAGACCAATGGTTTCAAAAAAACTAATAGATAAATTATTTCCAGGAAGGCTTACAGATCGTGCAACTGCTGATTATTATGAGCCAAAAGGCAACGCTGGTGTTTTTGGAGGCAATGTTTCTAGCAGAAAAATTTCTGCATCAACATCAAAAATAAATGCGGACATGACAGGAGAAGGCGTAGACCCAAGAACGTTGCTTGCCTCTATAAATGCAAGAGGTGGAGGGTCAAGATTATCTACTGATGTATTTTTAGATGGCCTAGCTAACGCAGGAGTAATTTCAAAAGCAGAAAAAAGAAGACTTTCAAAATTAGTATTTAATTCTTATGCAAAAAAGATTCTTTCAATGGGTAAGGTTAATGACTCTAATAACCCAGTTTATTCAGTATCTGAATCTTTGTTGAGAAAAGAACTAGGCGGCAATGCACTAGGTTTAGAAGCTTGGAGCAAATGGTCGAATTCTCCAGGAAGTTTTGCACACCCTACACGTAGAGCCTCCACTGGATGGCTAAATAAAATTGATGTAAATGGAAAAACAATAAAATTTGCAAACCTAGAAGCTTCCGCAGCTGGAGGCAATCCAAATAAATTTTATCATTCAAAAGAAGCGTCAAATCCATTTATACAGACAATAGCGTCCTTGTTTGGCGCAACAAAATTAAACAGAGGTGGGCCAGTAGGTAATATATTAAAGAGTACAGCTTTTAAAAACGTAGGAGCTAAGTTTGGAAAAATAGGAGAAAAGTGGGGCGCTACTTCTCTATCTATTGGTATGGGAAGAAAGCTATTCGGAAGCTCTGGCCTAACACCTAAAGCACAAAACTTAATGTATGGCAAGATGATTGAAAATCTTGAAAAAGAAAGACCATACGGATACGTAAAGGATGCTCAGGGAAGTCTTCAAAAAGCTCTAGAGCCAGATATTGTAGATACACTTCTTAAATCCGCCGCTGGGGATGTTCTTAGCACAGGAGGAAAAAGTTTAAGTAAAATAGACAGAGAGATATTGAGAACCAAGTTTGCAAACTGGGATTCAAAGTCATGGACACCTGCAACTACTAAAGTAAGAAAACAAATGTTCGGAATGAACAAGGGCGGAATGGTGCCAGGAGTTCAGTACTTTAACAAAGGAACTAAAAAGCCAGTTCAGCCAATAACATTCGGATCTGCTTATAGGCAAGAAAGAGCAAAGGGTAACATAGGAGCTGGAATGATGAGCTCTGGTCCAATGGCTGGTATGGGCATTGGTATGGGAATGGGTATGGCAGGACAAGCAATCGGCGGACAAGCAGGACAAATTATGCAATTTGCATCAGTGCTTCCAATGCTTGCTCCGAATATGCTAGGATCTTTAGGTAAGCTTGCTGGAGGATTTAAAGGCGTTGGCGGCGCAGCAGGAATTGCTGGTAAAGCAATTGGAATGGCAATGAGATTTGCACTAGGACCTATCGGATTACTTCTTACAGCGCTTACTGCGGGATATGCAATATTTAAGAAGTTCCAAAAAGAACGAGAGCAAGATAGAATTGAAAAAACTAACTCAGTTGGAATTACTGAAAAGTCTGCAGCTGAAGCGGGAATTAAATACAACAATCTTTCTAATTCTATTAAAGCGGTTAATGATCAACTTGAGCTAACTAGGGCAAAGGGAAGAAATGCCTATGAAGCCCTCAACTCAGCGGGAGTTCAAGGTCTAACTCTAAGCATTAAAGAGTTAAGAGCAGGAATAAAGAATGCAAAAGAAAACCAGAAAGAGCTAGTTTCAACCTTTACTGACATAGATGTATCTGGAGATGCTAACAAGCAGGCAAAAGTTACTGAAATTGCTACTAACTTAAAGGCACAATTTATAGCAGCAGGCATTTCTGCTCAAGAAGCAACAAATAAAATTTATGCAATTATATCTGCATCAGATAAAGCCGATATGGCATTTAATGCAATATCTAGTAAGGGCTTTAGAGAAATCACAGATTCTGCATCAGCAGCAATTGCTATGGTTAAAACTTTAAATAAAAATATGTATGACCCAGCTTCTGCAGGATACGATACAGACGTCCTATACGGAAAAGATTTAGGTGTAGTTATTTCAAATACTACAGATGCTCTTGATGATAATTTACAAACATTAATGAAAACTAAAAAGGAAAATGGGGAATTGATGACACAGCAAGAAGCTATGTCAGAAATCCTAGCTAGCATTAATGAAAAAGAAGGATCTAAACTAACACTAACTCAAGCGCAGATTAATTCTCTTAAAGAAACACATCCAGCACTTGCTGAAATACTTAATCAATCAGACAACGTTGCAGGTATGTATTCTAAATGGCGACTACTTCTTTCTGGAGTTAGAACTGATTTAAAGAATATAACATCCGAGCAAGCCCAAGCACTAGTAGCATTTGAGGCAGCATTAGATTCTGCCTTAGCTGCTTCGGAAGCAAAGTCTTCAGGAAGCGGAATTGCAGCTAAATCACAAAAGTCTATTGTTGCTTTGCAAAAATTAATTGCATCTGGTGGAGCCAAAGCAGCGGCTAATGCACAAAAAACTCAAGATCAGATTAAAGAAGAAATTAAACTTATTGACAAAAAAATTGATAAGATTAATGAAGAGGCTGATGCCCGAAAGAAAGCACTTGAGGCTGCCCAGAACAAAGAAAACCTATCTTTAGAAATTCAAAAAGCTCAACTAGAATACGCAGACAAGATGGCTGCAGGAGATATGGCGGGAGCAGCACAAGCACAGCTAAAGATTAAGCAGCTTGTTGGCGAAAGAGAAAATCAAAAAGCTATTGATGCAATTGAAGAAAATAGAGCTAAGCGTGAAAAAGAATTAATTGCTCAAAGAGAAAAGCTGCAAGCTCAGTCAGATAAGACTGCAAAAAATTTAACTAACGCTCAAAACAATGCTACTTCAGCAGGCGAAAGAATGAATAAAGTTGATCAGTATCAAAACGAATATCAGAGACTAGTAAAAGAACAAGCTAGAATAGATGTAATTCTAGAAAAGGATCCATCAAACAAACAAGCATTAAAGGATCAACAGGAGCTAGTAAGAGGGCCTTTGGGAGATCTTGCAAAGCAAATTGCTGCAGACGCAAAAGGTTCTGATAAAGTTTTAGCAACAGAGCTAAAGAAAATATTTACTGGCACATTGATTAATGAAAAGGGAGAGTCTACTGCAGGCAGAGTTATGACTGCGACTCATCCAAAGGGATCGGCCACCTACAAACCTGGTGCAGCAGATGCAGCATTAAAAAAGGATTCAGCAGCTGCACTTGCAAATGCTAAGGCCATCACAGGAGGAAAAACTATTGCAGATCTTTATAATGCATATATGGGAATAGGACCAGCTGGCTCTAAGACTAAAGATACTGCATTTGAAGTTACAAAAACAACAACTAAGACTGGCGTGTCACTTGGAGGAAATACAAATAAAGATGGCCTTGAGCAATGGGCTAAAGAGCAAATTGTTAGAGAGTATAATTTACAGCCAGGGCAATTCTTTAAATACAATCAAAGAACCTACAAGGTAAATTCTGCAACCGATATTATTAGACAGAAATGGGGAGGCGGACCATTTGCTGCTGGAGATCTGTTAAGGGTAAATGATAGAATTAATTCCCTGGGTGCACAGCCAGAGGGTATATTAATGAAACCTAATTTCTCAGGAACAATTTATCCTAATGCTGCAACAATGCCAACATACGATGTTCCTTCATACTCTACAGCAGGTGGATTCAAGAGTGGTACTACAAATTCAAGTAGTTCTAATGTTACTATTAATGCTACACTTAATTTTGGAGAATCTCCTAAGAGTGGTAGAGATCTTTGGAAAGAGTTTAAGCAGATTGCTAAAGCTGAAGGCGCAAAAGTTGGAGAAAATATTGTTATCGGGGGATCATATTAATGGCAAGCACAGTATATTTACCAGTAGGCTCACTTCTATATATTGATACATCTGCTACAGACACCCCTACTTGGGCAAAACTTTCAGAGCACAATAGACAGCCAATGTCTATTAATCAAAACCGTTTTCAAAAAGTAACAAGAATGAGCAATGGAACACTTAGAAAGTTTTTTATTGCCGATAAAAGAGAATTTAGCACATCCTGGGAAATGCTACCATCATTTTCAAATATGACGGTAGACGCAGGGTATGGAGCAGTAGATTTAAAATCATACTTTGAAAGCACTAAAGGCCAAGGTGTTTTTAAGATTAAAATTGTATACGGTAAGAATCAGACAGCACCATTTGCAGATAGAGAAGAAATATTTACGGTGTCTTTTGCGTCTTGCAGTTTTGAGGTAATAAAGAGAAACGTTAAAGATTCTTCAAGCAATCCCGCTCAAGAATTTTGGAATGTATCTATTTCAATGGAACAAGTATAATGATTACCACAGTACCTTCATCAAATAATAATACTGTTAAAAATTTATTTAAGCAGCAATCTTCTGTTAAGATAAATACAGGATGCACAATAGAATACAATATGAACTCTATGCTAGACAATATTACCGTTACTTATCCATCCACAATGGATCAATATTATGCTAAGTCAGCAGATGGCAAAATTAATACGTACAAAAAGCTTTTCCCAATTGATTCAATCATCAAGCCATTTAGACCGCTGTTTTCTGGAGTAAAATATCTTATTTGGACAAAACTACAAACAGATACTCCTGCAAATAGTTTTTATGCTCCAAGAACATTAACCTATCCACGAGCAACATCTCCGCAAACAGATGGATACGAGTCTGCCGCAACAACACTATATCCAAGACTTTACTACCCTGGAGTAACAACTTCATATAAATATTGGGTAACACCAATAAATCAAAGCGCAGATCTAACTGTTAACTATTCTACTCTTTCTGCAACAGTTAAAGAGGCTTCTTCTTCGGGCTCCATTGTTACATACAAAACATTAAATAACCACGGATTTTCTTCAGGGCAAACGGTAACTATTACTGGTCTTTCAACTGCTGCCTTTAATTTATCTTCAGGCGTAATTGCTTCTACCCCAAGCCCAACATCTTTTACTATTGCTTCATCTGCTACTGGAGCGTGGTCAAGAGAGCAATCAGCAACAGCAACACTATCTGCAGCAACAAAGCCTGCTGTATCAAATAAAATAGTTGCAAGATTTGAAAAAAATCATGCCTTCCCAAGCAACTACACAATGACAATTACATATTCAGATGCAACAACAGCAACGGTAGGCCCATCTTCCGTAGACGCATCTGGACAGATTGTGTTATATTATAACGGAACGACATGGACTTCTACAGAGCCTGCCGCCTACGCTACACCTAAATTAATTAAATCAATTAGACTTCAAGCAACAAATCCAGGCGGGGGTAAAGTATTAGGAGTTATTGAATTATCAGCAAGATGGATTAAGGATATATCTTCAGACATAGCTTCTCTTAATATAGAAAAAGAATCTTCTTCAAGCTCAGAGGACATACTCCCTGTTGGAAAGATTACCGCAAACAGTCTAAGCATGGACATAGTTAAATATAATCAATCTGCACTTGAATATGTTTCATATAATAGAGAAGCAAATTTTGATATAACAAAAACATATCTAGTTAAGAATGCAGAAATGAAGCCTTATTTTTCAGTATATCACTCTGCAGGAACATATGGTTCAGCGGGAGAATTATTTGACAAGGTCCCACAGGGATCATTCTATATAGATTCTTGGGAGATAGCGGACACTGGAGAGGTATCTTTAAATGCACTAGATGCTGCTAAATATCTAATGGATACAGTAGCACCAGATATTCTATGCGAATCATATCCAGTTACCAGTATTATAAGAAGGCTCTTAGACTCTATAGGGTTTACAAGCTATGAAATTAGAACTGCAACAGACGATAAGTCTATCCCAGTTATTAACTATTGGTGGACAACAGGGTCTAAAACAGTCTGGCAAGCTCTTCAAGAGTTGTGCCGTGATATACAAATGAATGCTTTCTTTGATGAAAATAACATTTTGCAGTTCGCAAGCCGTGACTATATTTACAAGAAAACAAACATAGACTGGGTATTTACATACGACACAGATGGAACAACGCTTGCCAATATAGTTGATTTTAATAAGCAAGAAATTCCTTCTGCAAACCAGGTTAAAATTTTATGGCAAAGTCAACTTACATCTAATTATGCTGGAAACTCAGGAGATCTTTGGACAGACGAGGTTTCATACTTGAGTGCTGGTGGATTGAGATCAAGCATAGCAGCAGACACGTCCCCAGAAAACACAATACTTGCAGTTGATGTAGAAACATTAGACGACTATAGTAGCGCAACATTATATAATTTTTCAGGATATGTTATGATTGATTCAGAAATATTTGAGTATGATGCAATACAATACCAGTACACTCCAATTGGCTCAAGCACATCGCAGAACGTCTGGATTACTTCATCGTCAGATGTAAATAAATACAGATATTTATCAAGACCAGGTTATGATTATATATCAAAAGAAACATTTTTTAAGCCAACAGGTTTATACCGTGTAAAAGCAAGAGGAGCCTTTGGAACGAGTCCAGCATATCATGCAGCCTCTGCCCTTACTGGGTTAGCGGACTGGTCTCAGAGAAAGGCTACGTGGGCATAATGGGTGTAGACAGATTCCTTGATATGTACTTAGCTCAATCAACAACCAATATTGGCGGCATACCAGAAATAACTTTTACTTCAACGTCATCAATTTCTGTAAAAATTTCTAAAACAAATATGACAACCGAGCCTGTAAATTATTCTGTTACTTACTACAAGATTGATGCATCAAATAATATTGTCTCTGGAACCTCTCAAACTGTATTAAAAACTCAAAATCCATTTACAATAGAAAACCTTTCAACAAATACATCCTATGGAATTTCTGTAAAAGCTGGAAACGGAACCTCGTTTGGTAATAGTGTTTACAGGTCGTTTACTACCCCAATTGAATATAATGTGGCTGGTTATAAAGGCATGGTCGTGGATCCCACTAAGGCAGCAGCCGCAAAATCATTTTTAAGAATGAGCAACAGCTCTTCTAATCCAAAAGAATTTTCCGTAGCCTATAGAACATTTGATGCAATATCCCTGCCAACAAATACATTGTTTTACTCTGGCCTACCTTCTTTTATTCAAGAAGCCTATCCATCATATGCAACAAGCCATTATGCATTTGGCACAAAAATGTTTTTAGAGTCTACTATTGATAGAACAAGGCAGTCAGCGGGGCTAGGCTTTTTTGTAGATGGTCAGGGTAATGACGGATATTATATTATCATTAACAGCACAGAAACAGCAGGGGCTGTTAATAAAAAAGAAGTCAGAATTTGCAAGGTAAAAGGTGGAGATATACGTGTATTAAATGATAGTCAAAAGAATACGGTAACTAGCCTCAATGGAGTATACGGAGGAAGGTCTTATGATATTGATGTTAAGATTAAAGTAAGTCAGGCATCTATAAAAATCAACGCATACATTAATGGATTTTTAATTACCGCTACAGACAGCACGGCAATATATGAAGATGAAGATGGTAAAAAAACTTCTACCCCAATGCTAAAGCCAACAAAAACAATTGCCCTAGTATGTCAACATGGAGAGGCTATATTTGATTACGTGTATGGCACCGATATAGATGCAAAAAAATACAATGATTCTGAATTTGTAAGCAACATGTATAGGGGATCTTTTTCTAACGACTATTTAGATATTGGTTTCGGAGACATTATTTACAACAACTCTCTAGAACAAGACAATGCTGCCAAGCCAGCGGGCATAGATGAATTTGGAACCTCGGTTAGAGAAATAAGAAAGGTGTCTTTAAGATACAATAGCGCACCAGCTTACCCAATTAAATTTTCAACAGGCTTAAATACTTCTGTAAAAATATTAGGATCAAAGGTTAGCAATTTTGGCGGAGAGACCTACGTATTAAATAACAGCTCTGCTCTTACCCCATTAAATGATGAAAAGGCAGCAACCTTTTATATATACGGAGACACAATTGCTCCGTCTGGGACCCTAGAGTATAACTCAGATATATTGTCAGATTATATTAATCAAGAGCCAATAATCTTTGAATCATCTTGGCTACAAAATCTTTCAGACGTTGAAGCACTTGGCGCTTGGATTAAAAATAACATTGTGAATAAGGGTAAGCTAATTAATTTATCGGTATTTGGAAATCCATTTATTGCAGTTGGAGATATTGTTTCTGTTAAATACTCATATCAAGGTCTAGACGGAACACAGAAATTCATAGTTACAAACGTTAGACATTCGTTCAGCGATGGACTAGATACGGAGATCACATGTCGATCATTGTAGTCGACTAAATGATATAATAATAAAATGGCAAACGATAATAGAGTTGACGGTAAATCAGTTGTTACTGGTTCTCCTATTGTCTTGCCAAAAAATTCCCCAGATCGTGTGTTCTTAAGAAAAACAGTCGGAATAGATATTGAAGAGGGTACTAAAACAGAGGGAGTCACCCCATTTGTTATGGGATCATCAGGTAGCGGATCTCCTGGATCATCATCTGTAAGCGAGGCAAATAAAAAATTACCACCAGATCCAAATCCACCTGCAGAGATTATAGATATACCTCAATTAACAGATATAGAGAATATCACCTATCAACAATACTTTGATACATTTAATTCTGTTAGAATAAAAGCAATTATAAAAATTAGAAATTCAAGTCTAAAAAAGAAAGACGTAGTTGGAGTGGATGCCAGAAGCCAACAAAGCAATCAGGCTCCAGCATTAGCATCAGCCACACCAACTCCAGTAGCATTTATTGCCCCCTCTCCTTCAGTTCCATCGGTTGCTTTTGACAGAACTGGAACAGCAGTAGCTTGGGGATGGAACAATGTATCTGGATTAGGATCTTATCAATCAGTTACTTATCAGTGGGAAATAAGATCATCTTCAAGTGTTACAAGTACAAAGATAAGTTCTGGATCAAAAACATATGTTTCTGGTGGATTGTTATCAATAGGAAACAGCGGAAAGACTAGAAACTATAGGGTTAGCTCATCACAAGGAGATACTCCTGCAACAGCCTCTGGAAGATGGCTAAGAGTTAGGGCAGTTGTTGTGGCAACAGACGGCAAAACATATTATTCAGGATATTCTACACCAATTTAAGGAGATATATGATAAAAGGAACATATGTATATTATGAAGACGGTAAGGAAATTTTTCGTTCTTCAAATGTTATTACAAAGTATGGCAAAAGATTCCTAACGAGTTTCCTTGCTGGAAGAGACTCATTCAATTCAAAAACAATGGCATTTGGAATTGATAGCACCTCTGCAACAGATGCAGACACAAGGCTGGGATTTGAATTTTATCGAACTCCAGTTGAATTTGGTAGCACTGATATACAAACATTAAATGACACCACTACTTATTCTGTAGTTTATAAAACCACAATACCACAAGATGTGGCTGGATACATTACAGAGGTAGGAATTTACCCAGAGTTTAGAGACTCCATTACTTCTTACGACAGCAAGTTTATTGCAGATTTTGAAAGCCAACTAGATTGGACAAACAACCCATCTATATCTTTAAATAATTCTAGAGTCGGGCAATATACTTTAAGCATGTCTTCTAACGGAACTGCGGCAAGAGAATATAAAAGTAATGTACAGCAAATAGACTTGTCAGGTTATAGCGTAAACGATACCCTAAGACTGGCTTACTTTAAGGAAGATGAAAACTTAAGTAGCATTATTATTAAATTTTATAGCTCTCCGTCTGACTATTACTCTATCACAATTACTCCAGAGTCTGGGACGGGATACAAGATAACTCCTGGTATACCGCTAAGCAATCTTTTTTCAAATGCCAGTACATTAAATGTAGACTCTTCTAATATTAACCAGATAGGTATTACAATTACTCCAGCGGCTGGAGTATCAACTTCGGTAGATATGGACGCATTAAGAATTAATGACGAAGATACATTCAGTCCAGATTTTGGTTTGATAAGCAGGTCTGTATTATCTACACCGCTTGTAAAATTGTCTGGAAGACAGGTAGAAGTCGAATACAAATTGGATTTAGGATTCTAGTATGGCTTTTGAAGATCTAGGTGACTATAGCGTAGGCGCTGCTGGCAGCGATACGTTTGATGTTGTCATCCCAGATTTAGATCCAGGAAGAATAGTTCCTATACAGTTTAGATGGAAATTTGCAGACGGGTCTTATGGTCTTTGGTCTGCTTCTAAGAATCTTAGTACCCCAGAAATTTCTAGACCAGAGGCAAGCAATATAACTTCTGTATGGAACGGAATTAATTTAGAAATATCGTGGGAAGCCCCATTACTTTCTACTCTATTTACTATTTATATAACTTCGGGAGCAGTTACAGTTCCTTTTGCATATTCTATTGATAAAACAAAACCTCAACAAAAAGCTATCATCTCGTCACAAGAATTAATTAATAATTTTGCAGGCGTTCTTCCAACTACTTTGACGGGCCTATTAAAAACCGTATATATAGATACATCTACTACTGGAACAGCATTTGCAATACCTCCTTATGCAGATGCAATCTCAGGTCAAAATGTTTCTGATACAGATTGGTCAGTGCTTTCTGTATCAAATGGATTTACAGTTTCATGGTCTGGTGCATTAGCTTCTTCCCCTACATACAACTACACAGAGGTTCACACTTCATCCTCACAGTCTGGAACATACGATCTAGTGTACTCTGGCAAAGGACCAGCAATTATAACGGTTGCATCTTTGTCTACAAATTATATTAAAATTAGGCACGTATCTATTACAGGATTAAAGTCTAGCTTCTCAAGCGTTAAAGAGGCAGTACCATTTGATCCAATAGTTTTTGACAGTACTCCACCAGTCAATACGTTTAATGTTGGTACTACTACGGTAACTGATGATTCAAATGGATTATTTTCTTTTGACAAAAAGGTTTTGTTTACATGGACAGAAAATGCAGACGCTAGTACATCTGGATATAGAATAAGATTTAGAATAGCTGGCTCTAATTCTTCTTATACATACATGTCTGTTCCAGGTAAAGAAAAAACATCTTCGTACATCTATGGCCTTAAAGGCGGAAAGTCTTATGAGATTGCAGTAAGTACATTTGATATTTATGGCAATACTAATGAAACGCAATGGCGTACCTATCAAGACATAGTAGTTCCAGTAAGTAATTCTCTTTTACCAGATGTTGCAATCACAGCGGGAGATATGAAATTAGGATATGGAATCAGTTCAGATAATTCTAAAAAAGGTCTTTATATTGCCCCAGATAACTACTGGTACGTTCAGGGAAATACAAATTTATCAAGTGCTGCATACTTATCAGTTGGTGGTGCAACAGATAAACTTGTGTGGGACGGAAGTAACCTATCAGTAACTGGAACTGTCAATGCAAATGCTGGTAATTTTACTGGCGCCATACAGGTCGGAAGCGCTACAGCATATGGTCAATTTAAACTTAATACTCCAACGGGCACCAAAATTGAAATGGGAGCTTTTACGAATGCTCAAGGCGCATACACAGGAGGAGTTGGTATTCAAGGAACAGATGCAGGCGGCACCCTATTTCAGCTAGACACGGCATCTGGAATTACTGTTAATAAAGGAACAATAGGCGGATGGTCAATTACAGCAAACGCTATCAGCAAGGCCAACACAACCCTGGGCTCAGATGGATCTATTACTGCAGGATCTGGCGGGCAGTTTATAGTAACAGCAGCAGGAGGACTTACTGCAACATCTGCTGATATAACAGGTGTTATAAAAGCTTCCAGCGGATATCTGGGTAACACTACAAGCGGATGGCAAATAAATTCAGAAACAATTACATCAAAGGCTGGATCTACAAATGGAGTAATTACTTTAAACTCTAACACTGGAACTATTTCTGGCGGGCTTATAACTGGAACTAAAGTTACTGGAACTACAATTGAGGGTGGTACGGTTACTGGAGCTACAATCAACCTTAGTGGAAAACAGACAGCAAGTACAAACGTTTCTGGAGGTCAGACAGAAACTGCAGATGACTCTACAAGATTAAACTTTACTAATATAAGATATACGATAATGCCAGCATCCCAAACTACTACAGAGTATGTTTCTATTCCTACATACGACCCCATAAATGATGAGTGGGGTTCAACTACAACCACGAACACCATTGTGTCAAATACAGTAAAATTTACAGATAGCCTATTTGAAGGAGGGCTCCCAGATTCAACATTTTATTACGGAGAGACCTGGTATGCATCAGGAACTTCAGGTGGCGCAGTAACAAACTATGTAAACTATCTTGGTGGTGCAGGGTACATGGGATTTGAAATAAGAGCCAATACTACCGAAAAGGGATTTTACTTTATAGGAGATGAAAATATATCTGGACAAAACTGGGGAGTAGAGCATTTAACTACTTCATCAAAAGATCAGCCAGCCATGTTACAAACAGATGCAACTGGAAAGGTAACACGAGGAAGAGCAATTTTTACTACAGGCTCAAGCTCTACAACCATTCTAGGTTCAACCTGGAATAGCGTCGGTCAAAACGGCGACCTAGCGTTTAGCACGAATAATTAAGGTAAGATCATGCCAAAAGCATATTTAAAGAAAGACGTAAACGGCACAAGCAAATGGGTACAGCTTAAGAAGATATACTTAAAAAAGAATGGAAACTGGACATCTTTAGCTACTGTGTATGTAAAAAAACTTGTGGGCACTACAAGCAAATGGGTGCAAGTTTTTTTGGGTGCTGGCCCATCACTTAATAGCTCTCCAACAATAACTCCAAGATTAGGCGGAAAAACGTTTGATATATATGACAGCACAAATGGAAGCTGGGATGGCGCAACTACTTTTACTAGACAGTGGGTTAGATCAGACGCAGAAGCAGGCCCATTCGTAGCCATTGGTGCAGCAACTTCAGCGGCATACACAACAACAGATGATGATGATGGTAAATGGATAACAGTAACTGTACGTGCATCAGACGGCACACTTTTTAACGAAGCAAATGCTACACCAGTTAAAATAGTTAAGTATGCTCCAGTATCACTAACAACTAATGGAGGATATTATATTGGAGTAACCTCTCCTGGATCCCCACAACCTGGTCAGACGGTAGGAATTTTTGCACAAACAGACCCCGACTGGAAAGTAACTACAGATAGAACAAATGATACTTCACCAGACTCATCTCTTTTTGAGTACGAATGGAAGTGGGAAGATACTGGAGCTATACGCACAGATTACACTGACAGCACATATTTAATTTCAGAGGATGATTTAACACATAAGATATCAGGAAGAATTAAAGCTGTAAATACTGGTGGATCAACATTCAGTGCTTGGGCTACTCCTACTGGTACAATTGCAACAGCCCCAGTAATTGTTACGATGCCATCATGGAAAACAACTGGTGTACAAATTGGCAATACAATAACAGCAAATACTGGAACATACTCACCAGAGCCAGACAAAGTTTATTGGATGTTCCAGTACTATAATACTAACCGTTCAGCCTGGATACCTATATACAACTCTGATGGGACAGTACTGGGCAGCGGAACTGATACATCACATAACCAAGATCACTCGGTAGTTATACCAGCAAAATTTTATCTTGACGGAACAAGCACTAATGTGACCGCTGTAGGTAAATTAATTAGACTTGTTAGCGATTCCTCACTTGGATCAGCTGTGTCTATACAGCATAGCACTCCAAACTTAGGGCCAATAACTGCAGTTGTAGAGACTCTTGAGAATAGAGTGCCTACTGCTGTTTCTAATATATATAGAAGAATAGACGGAACCTGGACAAAATTTGGAACTGCTACTACCAACGTAACTCTCCTTTGGCTAAATACCAGACTTAGAAATACCAGTACAGGGGGAACTGCAAAACATACATTTTATACAACAGATGCAGAAGATAAAACTACAGATTTTTTTAATGACATCGGAGGAACTGGACTTACAATGACCTCTTATAGATTCGGGGTTCAGGCACATGGTGTAGGCGATTACACTGGAGATGACTTTTGGTCGATAGGAACAGAAGATGAAGGGGCTTATTCTGAAAATACATCTAACGTAAATCCACAGTTCCCCTCTAGACCAACTGGACTTACAGCAACAAGAATGTCTAATAGCAGAATTGATTTGGCTTGGAATGCAGCAGGAGGATCACCAACTAATTACCATTTATATTATAGTACTGTGGGAGATTATAGTGACATTATAGATAAAAACACTACAGAAGATTATGAAATAGGAAATGTAACTAGCTCTAATAGAACTGGTTTAGCTGGAAATACACAATACTGGTGGTGGGTTCGTTCAAAGAACGCTACTGGAGTAAGCAGATGGTCAGCATTTGCAACAGCAACAACTGAAGCAAATCCTACTACAACTACTACAACTACTACTACACCCGCACCAACTACTACCACGACTACCACGACTACTACGACTACTACGACTACTACAACTACTCCAGCACCTACTACTACGACAACTACGACTACTACGACTACCGCAGCTCCAACTACTACGACAACTGCTTTGCCAGCAGCGGTATTTACAGTAAACAGCGTAGGAAGAAGCGCCAGTGGTAGAACTATAACTATGACCTGGACTTCAACAAGAACAAGTGTTACATTTTTATGGTGGAATACACGTCTACAACGTACCACTTCAACCGCAAACGTTAAACATACACTGTTTGACGAGACACCTAGAAGCGATGTTTATACTGACGTTACAAACGGTACTTTCAGGATGGGAGTTCAAGGTAGAGGCAGCAGAGTAAGCAATGGAAACGCCATTTACACAATTGGAACATCTGACGAGGCAGCTTACACTGAGTCTTCAAACATTACCATTAACCAATAATAGGGAGAAAAAATGACAAATATAGATAAATTAAATAGAATACAAGAAATTGAGATTCAGCAGAGATTATTAAATGATGAAATAAAAATACTTTATAGCACAATAACAAAAGAAATAAATGATGAATCATATTTAATTGCTCAAGAGATTTACAATGAAAAAACATTGCTAATGAAGTCGCTAGTTTTAGAAAAAATTGATATTATGATTAGTTTGGGATTTACGCCAGATAATGGGTCGGTAAACGAGTCATTAAGGGAAACGAGTTTATGGAAACAAATAGAAAAAGGTGAGGTTGGGCCAGAAGTTGCAGACAGCAGATACTCTATCTGTACAAATTGCCCAGAATTTGTTACAATATCTAAGCAATGCAAACCGCTGGGCGTATTTGCAAAAGAGTATTCATCGTTTGAGTCCTCAACTTGCCCTATAGGAAATTGGTAATGTCAAAAATAGCTATTACGGCTTTTGTAGATAAAGGCGGGAATTTTGTAAATGAGGCAAATCAAATGACCCTAAGTGGTAAAGATCTGGATGAAAGATTTACTTTTGTACTTTTTGCAGAGCCTGAAATAGCCAGTCAAATAAAAAAAAGACACAACGTGTTAGTATATGAGTATGAGTCTCCAAAGAATGTGTATTATGAAACATATAGGTATGCTAAATCTTTAAAGTTTATGGAATCAAATAAACATATACTTAATCAATATAAATACTTAATAAAAACAGACACTGATGTTTTTGTTACCAATAATTTAAATAATTATGTATTTGACGACAAGATTTCTTTTAGGCCTGGATTCTATTCATTAACTGAAAGATGTATCGAGCAAACCTATGAGTTGGCAAATATATTTAATTACTCGGGATACAAAAAAATATTTAATGCGGGTGCAACATTAATTGGTCCCTCTTCAGACATTATCAGGGTAATGGGTCTTTCTGATATTTTATGCAAGGATATATTTTACTATCTATGCCCAGATGGCAAGTATGGAGACACCATAGAAGAGACTTGGCTAAAATCATTATATTCTGGAACATCAACGCTTATTGCTACAGAAATTGTTATTTCATCTTTATTTAATGAAGAAAAATTTATTACTACTGATTCCATTGATGCTAATTGCTTTTCAACAGATAGTTTAGACGGAATATTTCATATACATCAGTGGCACGGAGTAGGTATGTATTCAAAATTTGATGCTAGAGACGGACACTACGACAATATGGATTATGCAGATCCAAATACTATATCGGGATACTGCCTTAATATGTTTTTAGAGAATAAAAAGGAAATAAATGTCTAGTATATTTGTACAAATATCTTCTTTTCAAGATCGGGAACTTCCGTTAACTATATTAGACTGCATGAGTAAGTCTTCTGGGAAACACACAATTAGCTTTGGAGTATTTAATTGTTATTTTAAAGAAGATAAAATTAGCATTCCAGATATGCCTAATATTAAGTTTGAAGAGTCTATTGCGCCAGATAAAATTGGGGTAGGGATAGGAAGATTCATAGCGAATTCTTTTTATAGCGGAGAAGATTATTATTTTCAAATTGATTCGCATAGCAGGTTTGAAGAAAATTGGGACGAGCATTTAATATCAGATTATATATATTATAAAGAAGCAGGCCTCAATCCAATCTTAACGACATACCCAGCGGTCTATCTTTATGAAGACGGTCAAGTTAAATATCTGCCAAACGATGATACACCATACATAGGGTACCCTAATACCCCAGAAGCCCAAGCACAATTTTTAAAAGACAAAATATTACCGCAGGCCTCTATGCACAACAAAGAAGGTAATATATTTACAAAAGGTGTGTCTGGAGCTCAGATATTTGGCCCAGGAGATCTTCATCTGATTGAGCCAAACAAAAAAATACTTCATTGGGGAGAAGAGACATTATACTCAGTTAGATTTTATACACACGGGTATGACCTATTGATTCCTAGAAAAAATAATATATATCACCTATACTATAATTCAGAGAATGAAGATATGAGTATGAGAAAATTGCCAGGTAATTATTTTAAAAAGGAAGTTGAAGATCTGCTGGTAGATTCTTTAGCAGAGTTGGCTAGGATTGTGGGCAATAATATTGTAGGGTATCAGGCGCTTGGAGACAAAAGGACACTTGACGAATATGAAAGATATGCTAATATTAATTTTAAGACTGGAAGAATAGGATAAAAATGAACACAGAATTCTCAGAAGAAGATGCCTTAAGATTTGCAGAAATTGAAAAGCAACAGGCGATTGTAATGAAGGCTATTAACGCAATTATGGGAGCAATTAATCCATACGAAGATGGTCAAGACCAGATCCCTATTTTGAAAAAGGCTAATGATGAAATGAAGTCTTTAATAGTTGAAAAACACAAGATAGGGCGCAGGAATGGGGTTCTGATTAAAGTGTTGCCAGACGGAGTCAGGCATGATCCTTTTCCCGCAGATCCTAGTAGCCAGCAAGACCAATAAATGATATAATAAGAAAAGGAGGAATTATGGCAACCACACTCACAAAAGAAGAAAAAACAATTATTATTGATCAACATATTAAGAGCTTAGACTTTTCAATTTACGGATTAGAATTAGAAATAATTCAATACGAGGCGGGATCAACCGTAGACCCAGAAGGTCTAGAAAGAATAAACAATAACCTTAGCACCTTGAATGCAAAAAGGGATGCTCTAAATGCAGAGAAGTCCTCACTAGTCGAATAGGAATAAAATGGCAGAGAAGATTGAGCTGGTAGTTACAGCTTTGCAACAAAGAATAGGCGAGATTGTCTCAAATTATGAGACTCAGATTGCTATCCTTCGTGCAGAAATTACAAAAATGACAGAAGAAAAGCAAGAAAAAGAAAAAGCGGTAAAAGAATACGAAAATTCTTTACCTTTATAGGGAGATAAAATATGGCAACAAATGAGTTTATACCCGTTACCTTTAATGACGGCGAGCCCTTGGATCCCACAAAGCTCAATAAGCTAGTACAAAATATAAATAATATATATCAGTCCAACGCCTTATCTTTATCTAATGCGGGGTCTTCTGGCGAAACAACCCTTCAAGTACCAATAATATTTACCTACAGATATACTTTCCAAAATGTTAAAGCAGGCGCAGCAGCGCAAACACACACTTTTAATTTCAATAATAAGTTTAAGGATACTGATTTAAATGCAAACAAGGTATTCGTTACGACAGGCATAACAAATGCAGTAGGAGACAACGACAACGTTAATATTGCCATATCAGACATAAAAACAGGAAACCCTAAGATATTTTGCAGCATGACTGGAACTGGAACAAGAAATGTGTCCGTAGACGTCATAGCCATATGCATGAAGGATATAATTTAGCCCTTGACAAGCCCCACAAATATGTTACAATTGCTGTAACATCAAAGTCACGTACCCGTGACTTTTTTACATATTAAGGTAGAAAATGAGCAACGATTTAAAATGGATGTTATCATCCGACCAGCAGTTCCCATATCAAGATGATAAGATGATAGCCCTTTGGTTTAAGGTTATGAAGTGGTTTAAGCCAGACGTTGTTGACTACCTTGGCGATACAGATGATCAGGCATGCTATAGCAAGTATACAGAAGGCAAGTCTGCAGAGTTTTTAAACTATCATAAGAATGATAGTAAGGATCTAATTGTTCCAATGATGCGCCATGAAGCAAAAGGTGCAAGAGATTTCTATGCCAAGACAAGAGAGATGCTTCCTGATGCACAATTGTTTTCAGCTCTAGGCAATCATGACATCCGAATATTTAATTATGTAGATGCAAAACTTCCAGAGTATATTTCTGAGGTAACTCCAGAATCTATGTGGAGCCTAGACTCATTGGGATACGAATATATTTATTACAACGAATTGCCTAAGCGTCGCTTTGGAGATATTCACGTACACCATGGACTTTCAATTGCAGCAGGCGGAGCAGTAAGAAAGGATATGGAAGACCTACAAGTTTCACTTATCCGTGGACACTCACACAGAATTGCCTCACATATGGTAACATATGAACTTAGAAACGGCGGAGAAGGAGAAACCCTTCGTGGCTATGAAATTGGACATATGTGTGATGAAAAGAGTGATGGAATGAAATATAGCCAGCACCACGATTGGCAAAAGGGATTTGCCGTTGCCCATATAGTAAATGACTATCCACATATTCAAATGATTCATATTGCACCAGACTACTCATGCGTAGTTGATGGAAAGGTATTTACTTTATAATGTGGTGTGGCAAATGCAGTGGAAGAGTTTTTGTAGATAGAGTATTTTCTCAAAAGCTACATGTAGAGTTATTTTGTATCATGTGCGGCAAACGCTGGATGTGCAATAAAGAGACGAGTGCTTTCGGAAGATGGCTAGAAAAAAAAGAAACAGCAACCTTAAAAAACTACGGTATTTCTTCTTAAACGATAAAATACATAAAGTTATTAGGTCGTCCAGATCAAAGGATGAATTAGTCGCTTGGTGCTATCCAGATAAAAAAAGAGTTATGTACTCATACTCACAGGTCGATAAGAATATGGGTAAGGCTTACGGCATGAAAGATGTCTCGGCATTATTAAATAAGCATACTGTTACCCTGCATGATTATATTCTAGACGGGAAAATTAAAGCCCCTCAAAAAATATATCCTATAGGAGATCCAGATAACAAGCATTGGTCTAAGTATATGTTTTGTGAAAAAGATATATTAGAACTGCATGAGTTTATATTAGATTCAGGACACTCTGGAAATGTTCCTTCAAGAACAGAGCTTATAGGTCTTCTCAAACACAACATTATATTGTATACTAAGACAGATAGCGGATTTATACCAGTATGGAAGGCGGAGTAATGGCAAGTAGCAGAATTGTAATTTGCCCAGTTTGTAATAAAGAATTAGAAGTCAGATCAGATTTTGCCCATATGACATTATCTAACCATACAAATAAGGAGCACAAGTGACAACGAGAGTTAAGGTGGACCTTTCGTTCACACGCAATTTAGGCAATTACGAAAGCATTAAAATTGGTGTTGGCGTTGAAGATGATCTCCGAGCTGGAGAGAATGTAGATACAGCCACAGAGAGAGTATATAAGTTTGTTGAAGACAAGCTTATTGAAAAGACTCGTGAGGTGGAAGAAGAATTAAAACGTGGCAAATGAGAAAGAGCCATACGTTCTAATTGGATTATACCTATCTCTATACAAAGAGAAGTATAATAAATCACTTACTGTAAACAAGTTTAGAGAGAAGTGGGCTATGAATGATGTCATAGAGAGTGTTGGATTCCAACGTGCTCAGGAACTTTTGATATACTATTTTTCTACCAACAAGCAGGGCCACCCATTAAATTTCTTCTACAACAACTTTGACAGAATTGATGCCCTAAATAAAGAAATTAAGAAGGATAAGTTTAACCGTAGCATTCTATTGAATGAGACTAAGAAGATGGTGGAGGGCGAAGAGTGAATACAGAAGCAACATTAATCTCTGCTGTATGTAAGAATAAAGATATTAGCACACTGCTTGCAGATAACGTTGATGATCTGTTTACATCCCATAGAGATATCTGGGAAAGCCTAAAGTCATACTACTATAAGTTTAAAGCAGTTCCTGAAGCAGGCGTACTTATGGAGCGACATAAAGATTTTGAACCAGTTGAGGCTAAGGCAGAGACTGGTTATTACCTAGACATATTAAAGAATGAGTTTATCTCTAACAAGCTTAAGACAATTATTATGCGTGGCGGATCTGCCCTGAAGGAAGATGCAGCATCTAGAGTTCTTGCACAAATGCAAAGCGACCTTGCTGGACTAAGCCGATACACAAACAACGTAAGAGACTTAGATATTATTGATGTTGAGAATGCTGCACGACATTATCAATCAGTTAAAGAGCGTTCATCTGTAATGGGCGGAGCCCCAGGAATCCTTACAGGATTTGAAGCGATTGACAAAGCATACCCAACAGGTATGGCCCCAGGACATTTAATTGTAGCAATTGGTTGGCCAGGAAAGGGTAAGACTTGGTTCACATCATATCTTGCCTGTAAGGCGTGGGAGCAAGGCTTTAAGCCAATGATTGTATCCCTTGAAATGTCTCCAGAGAATATGCGTGACCGTATCTTTACTATGCTTGGCTCTGGTATATTCCGTGCAAGCGATTTGTCAAAGGGTGATATTAACATTGATGATTTCCGAAGTTGGGGAAATAAGAAGTTTGAGGGAAAGAATAGTTTTGTTCTTATCTCAAATGAAGGTGCATCAGAAGTTACTCCTGCAACCATTCAAGGTAAGATAGATCAGCATAAACCAGACTTAGTTATCTTAGATTACCACCAGCTATTCAATGACAACAAGCGCTCTAACTCTGAAG